ACTGGTGTATTAAACGACAATATTTTTGTAGAACTAATTTCAATATTATTACAAGGAAAGAGAGAGACAATAACTAAACTTTATGAAGAAATTTCAACAAAAGAAACATCAGATAAAATTGGTGAAATTGTGGACAAATTAATAGAGACACCGAAAGAAAAGAATTTTAGAATGGGTAAATTCCCAATTAAAAAGGGTGGTAGTAAGATAGAATATGATGTGAATGTAACAGATTACATTGTTCTTGATGAAATAAAACAAAGTTTAATGGACCTTCACAATGCTGAACAAGTTAAATTTGGTACAGAAACTTTTAAATTAATATAATCATGAGTAGAGAATATTTTAATAGGTACCAATTTTATATAAATGATGGAGAATTTAGAGTTGTTCCAGGAATCGAAATACCAATAAAAGGAACAGACAAGTACCAACAATATAAAAAAGGTAAAGATAGATTAGATAAACTATCACAAGAATATTACAATTCACCATTATATGGTTGGTTGATTTTATTAGCAAACCCCGCTGCAGGTAGTTTAGAATTTGAAATACCTAACAATTATTATATAAGGATACCATATCCGCTAATCGACTCTTTACAAGATTATAAAAGTGGTGTAGAATTGTATAACTTATATTATGGGGAATAACAAAATTAGTCAGAGTGAAAATATTTTAGTAAAAGTTGATGTTAATAACTTAGTTTTTGTTGATCCCAATAGTGTGCAAAATGGTGACCAAGTAGAACCAAGAGGAATAAAACAAGAAAATTTAGTAATGTTTGTCAATCTTGAGGCAGATTTAATACCACGAAGCGTATTAACAGCATCTGGCGATAGTACATCGAAAGGAACATTATCGTCCATAGCTAAAGGAACCTTAAGTTTTACACAAAATAAAGGTAAAAATGGTAAAGATTTTGATACCGCGTGGACAGAAGAGTTTGTAAATGTAAAAGATGGAGTAGACAATGACGGAAATAAATATAACTACCAAAACGACTCAACTGCACAATCTTTTGGTATTGACAGTATTAACATTAATATTAAGGGTGCTAACTTTATACCACAAGTTAACATTAACTTTATTGACGTTAGAGGTAAAACTCTGTTTGAATCACCCCAAAATTCACCATATGGTGCGTTCTTTCATTTACCTTGGCCGATCTTTTATTTAACAATAAAAGGGTATTATGGTAAAGCAATTAAATATAGATTACATTTAACTAAGTTCAGTTCAAAATACAATGAATCAAATGGTAATTTTGAAATTGCCACAACATTTGTTGGGTCAACTTATGCGTTTTTAAATGACATACCACTTGATGGTATATTAAACGCACCATACATGTATATGGTTGAATCGGATCCCGATTTACCAGCAAAATTCAACGAGAAAAAAGGAACAAAAGAAAAACAGATTAAAAAATCTTCAAAAGGTTATGTAATGTTAAAATCTGTTTATGATGAATATAAACAAAAAGGTTTAATTGATAAGAACTTTCCAACAAAAACGTTAAGAGAAGTAATCGTTATTGCTAGAAGTTTAGATAAAATATTAGAAAAAGAAATATTCGGTGGATTGGTTGATATGAAACTATTCGTCGGTGTTAAAGATTTTGAAAAAAAATTAACAGAATTTGAATCGGCAGTTAAAAATTGGAGTAAAAGATTTGTAAGTGCCGAAACTGTGGAAGTAGATGGTGCCATTTATAATAGAATGGTGGATAGAACTATAACAGATATAAAAATAAAAGGAAGTACTGTTAATGGTACATTAGAAAGTATTATAACAAATTATCCTTTAGATTTAAAACAGACTAAAATATTTACAGAAACGTTTTTAAAACAATCTGCAAATGATTTTAAGAAAGAAACATTTAGTTATTCAAACAAAATAAAACCGATTGACTCTTATGTAAAATTAATAGCTAGCGGTTATGTGGTCTCTGTTCAAGGTGTTTTAAAAGACATCTATGATATGCAACAATTATTCGTTCAACAAAGAAATAAATTACAAGACCTTGTTGAAAGAAAAATGAATGAAATCGTTAAAGATAAAGATAAAGGAATTGGATTTGACCCAACAATACGTAATATATTTGCGGTAATTTTAGCAAATGCCGAAGTTTATATTAGGTTACTAAAAGAAGTACATAGTAAATCATTTGAGGTTTCCACAATAAGAAGACAAATATTAAAAGGGTTTAGTGATGAGTCAAAAGGTAATGATTCAATTTATCCTTGGCCTGAAGTAAAGAAACAAAGTTCAAACAAACAAAAAGTAATTGCATATCCTGGAGATCCGGAGTTACAACAAAAATTAAGGTCATACGATAAGTTTCTGTGGCCCGAAATTGATTTTTTAGAAAACTATCAAGCTGTAGGTACAAAAAGACAAGACTCATTAACAGGTAACGAAGGTTCTGCAAGTAAAATTGATTTCGTATTTGATAATTCAAATACAGATGGTGATTTACACAAAATAGCGACATTGTTTCAATTAGCAATTGGTACACCATATATTAACAAGTCAATATCTTCTATAATATATGAAATACATGAGAGAGGTAGATATGCAACATTATCCGACGATTTCTCATTAAACACAATTAATGAATTAGCGGATAGAGAATTTGATAATATACAAAAAATGTTTGGTGAAGACCCTGATGTTGTTGGAATGTTAAAAACAATGACAAACATTACAACACTAACAGAAAATTTATTATCGTTTTCACCATTTGATAGGTATCCCTATTTTGAAGATAAGTTACCAACAACACCTTATTTAAAAACAATTGAAAATACTCCGTTCTCAATTGAAACAAGTTATAGTGGTAATAAGAATTTTGAAGATACTGGTGTTTTTAATAAATTAAAAGAAAATTTAAATAATTTCACATATGAGTCTGAAACTTATAGATTAAACATATATCCATTTAATTCGGATAGCTATTTAAACTATTTGGGTGAAGAATCATTTAGTTTAGCAGATTTAAATTTAAAACAAATATTCCAAGTTAATACTAAAGAAGGATTAATATCCGCACCAGCACTACCAACATATTGGACAGATAAATACTCTAACTTATTCGATGAAAAAATAAAAATTGGACCAAGTAGTTCCGCGAGTATTTTAAACACACCATATTTTCATAAACAATTAGAATCTGATTTCGGTAAGCAATCATACGGAAAGTATGCAGGTTCTGCATATCTTTTATTGAACTCATTACCATTTATTGATTTAGAAGATGAATTCTTTGGTAAAACAAGGTTATCTACGGTTTTTAGAGAGATAAGTGCATCACATTATGTACCCTATCATTTAATAATCAAATGGGGGTCAATTTATCATAGATATAAAAAGAAAATATTAGAAAATAAAGATATATTATCTGGATTTTTAAGCGGAACAACCACAACAGCAATTAGTGGAAAAACATTCTTTGATGATGGTAACAATTTAACATTTAATATTGGACAAAACGTAAATTATACATCACAAAATGTAATCGGTTTACATCCATTATATGATTCTGTATTCCATCAAATTGTAAATGGGTATTCACATTTCTTATTTTCAACTGGTGACACTATATCATTTGATACCGCATATACTAATAAGACCATCAATGTAGTACAAGAACCTGTTGGTGATAATGGTTTATACTTCACAAGTTTTATTGATAACTCAAAAATAGTATCTTCAGACAAATATTTTACATTATTACCTTCAGTTGGGGGGTCTAAGAATGGTTTCACTAATGGACTTACCGCTAGTGGTAACGAACAGAAAAATTTTAAAATTTTATGGTGTTATGATAATGAATCAGTAACGGATTATTATGACGGTAAAGAATTCTTTGATTATGATGAATATAATAAATCATATGATGCTGGAACTTTGTTTTTTAATATGGTCGATTATTCTGGTCCATTTTTCACCGATTTAAATAAAGATGAAGACGCAAAGTATTCATTAGTAACATCTGAAAAAAGAAAGATATATGATTTAATTGCAACATTTAGTCCTCAAATTTTAGATAAATTTGAAGAATATTTTTTAGATTTTGCAACAGAAAAATTAGAAGAAGAAATACCATATAAAGTATTTCCAGACTATAACGTAACAGGAATTGTTAGCGGTGAAACTAAAACAATTGAAAGTCATTCTGTAAAATATGATAAATTTCAAGATTTATTAAAGGATTTAGTTACCATAGATAAAGACGATAATAATGACAACACAGATGTTAATGCAATTATAACAACATTAAAAGAAAAACAATTAAAAAAATTAGAATCAATAACCCAACAAATATTAGGAACTGATAATTTATTAAAAGTAACGATTGGTAACCCAAAAGAAATTGTACCAAATGTATGGAATGGTTTTGCTCAAATAGATGACGTAAATAGGTTTTCATATAATGAGTACGATTCATCACAATATAGTTCTAATAAAATGTATATTGATTTATATGTGGGCGGAGAACCATCAACAGATTGTTATAAAAATTTCTTTGTAACTAATAATGTAGAATTAAGTGAAGAAAATGTATTAATATTTAGACCATTGATTCTAATATTTGCTGGATGGGTCGAAAGTAAAGGATTAGCATACACCCCAACAAAGGCAGATTTCCAAGATTATATAAAAACAAAAATATTGAGAGGACCTGAATTAAGACTTGGACAATATTTTACACAATTATTACCTAAGTTATCAACTTTAACAGTTAAAGATAGTAAAAATGAGGTTACGATTGTAAATGGATATAATGACATTCCATTAAAATTAGAATTATATAATTACTTTAAATCGTTTAATGATAAATGGGTTGCAGGAAATTCATTAGGACAAAGGACTTTAATGGAAGAATTTTTATTCTTAGATAAAGCAAATAAAGACATAGGAGACCAAGCGTACCTTTCACTTGAAAAATTATTACCATTAGAAGATACAAAAAATAGTAAGGCGAATCTTTATAGTGTAATATCAATGTTAATACAAGGAACGGGATTTGATATGAGGGGATTACCAGCATACGTTAATTTCTACGGAACAAACAACTCAACTAAATCTAGAATAACACCATCTAAGAAAATTGCTGAAAATTTATTTGGAACATTTTTAGATGTGGACTATCAAGATTCTTCACCTAAAATTCTTATTCAATATACGGGACCAACATCTAAACATTTAGAGTTGGCTGACATTAACGAAAAATATAAATTTAAAAACGATAGTGGTAACTTATTTAGTGGAGTAGGTAGTCCATTAGTTATAACAACACCACAGGTGTTTAGTCAAGGAGATTATGCAAAATCTAATAAAGTGGTTGCGTTTGAAGTAAGTGTTGGTGACCAAAACCAAGGTATTTTTAAGAGTGTACAACTTGACCAATCGTCAATAAGGAACACTACAGAATCATTTAATGTTATTGAAAATTTGGGTCGTTCTGAAAGTGGTGCGGCTGCAAATCAAATAGACATAAGTTTATTTGACATATACAGACAGGCATCATATACTTGTGACGTAACATGTATGGGTAATGTTATGATTCAACCAACAATGTATTTTTATTTAAAAAATGTGCCTATGTTTAGGGGGTCATATTGGATAACTGAAGTTTCACATAGTATTAGGAATAATAATATAATAACCACATTTAAAGGTACAAGAATTCCTTATGCATCATTACCTGACCCTAAGGATTCATTCCTATCAAGTTATAGAGTTTTATTCGACAAGATAACTAGAACGGCAATCGCTAAAACTAAAGAACAAGAAAATTCTACAACAACAGGGTCAACAAAGAATGAACAAACACACACAACAAGTGATGGTAAAACATTCTTATCAGATATGGGAGATAGTAAACAAGCTATTAACGGAGAAAAAATATTATTAGAACAAGGGGTTACACAATATGGTGTACCATATAATGGATATAACGAAGAAAAGTACATTCAAAAAGTTAGTTTCAATGGAAAAGATTATTTAAGGGCTCAAGTTATTACTATGGGTGGACCAAATTATGAGATAAAAGAAACAATATCTATGAATATTATTTCGAGACAAACGGAACATACAATAGAACCCAACCCAATTACTTGGAAAGATTTATCAAGTTCAACAAGATACTTCTATTCGACAAAATTTGATTTTGATGTAGCTAAACCAAATTTAATTATCAAAGGAACCACTAAGTTTTATAACCCAAAGGATGTAAAAACCCCAATAACCGTACCACCAGTTGGTTCGGGACAAATTAACGTTAATAACATAACAGGACCAATTAATGCAGGACCAACAGGGGTTAAATCTGGATTGGCACTATCTAAACAATTAATGAAAGATTTAAAAGTACAAGATGGAGATGTCGTATATTTTGAAATCATTTAAGAATATTAACAAATTTGGGATATTTATACATATAACAGAAAATTATGGAAAATAATAAATTAAACGACACCATGGATCAGTTCTTAAGTCCTAAACAGACTAAAAGAACATCAAATGATGGTATGGAAAGAGAAGAGTGTGATATGGTAACAGGAGAATGTTACACAATCAGAGAAAAAGACGGAATTGTTGAAAGAATAAATAAAAAATACGTTACAAACGACGGTAGACAATTATTACAAGATTAAGCCATGTTAGAGAAAAAACTACAAGAAGAATTAAATCGTTATAAAGCCATAAACAAATATGGTAAGACGATGATAATGGAACAAGACGCACCTCCTGCTGATCCAGCTTTAGATCCAGCTTTAGGAGCACCTGCAGATATGGCACCAGATCCAAACGCATTACCTACTGCTGATGCACCACCTATGGACGCAGCACCTGCTCCTGAAATGGACAATACAGAAGAAGTAGATATTACCGATTTGGTTAACATGGTTAAAAGTGTTAAGAAAGACCAAGAAGATAGTACGGGATCAAACAACGAGGTGATAACTAAGATGGACGACGTGTTTACAAAGCTAACTGATTTAGAACAAAAATTAGCTCAAATGGACCAAGTAATGAGTAAGATTGACCAATTAGGTGCAACCGTTGAAGCCAACAAACCAAAAACTGAAGTTGAAAGACTTGAAATGCGTTCTTTGGATTCATATCCATTTAATGAGAAACCACAAGAATTCTTCGCACACAAACAAGGTGAGATGAGAGCAAGTGGTAAGAACGAATACATTTTAACCAAAGACGAGGTTGAAAATTATCCAGTTGAAAATATAAAAACATCATTTAACCCAAGCGAAGAGGAAGATGAATTTAAGTTCTAACGTAAACTTTTTTTTAGGTTTACAAATACAGATGAAAATAAACCATTGGCAAACTAAAGGTTATGCCAGACATAAGGCGTTTGGTAAATTTTACGATACGTTAGGTGATTTAATTGATACCTTTGTTGAATCGGCAATGGGGAAATATGGTAGATTTATATTGGATGATGAGTCAAAAACAATACAATTAAACAATATTTCTGAATTAGATATGAAAGGATTGGTGAACACTGTTAGGGAAGCTTTGACTCAAATGTCAGAACAATTAGACCCTTCAGATACGGATTTATTAAATATTCGTGACGAAATGTTAGGTGAAGTCAATAAATTAAGTTACCTTTTAACATTAGAGTAATCAATAGAAAAAACTTTTTAAAAAAACTTTAACCCAGATTTCCAAGTCTGGGTTTTTTTATGTATATTTTACTATAACAATTTAAATAATTAAAATTTAACAACATGTCAACATTTGATGCAGTACTCGCTCAGTACGAGAAAAGCAAAAACGCCACAAGTGGCACCGCAAACAAAATGTCCTCTGAGGACAGATTGAAACGTTATTTCACTACAGTATTACCTAAGGGTTCTAAGGGAGAAGAAAGACGTATTCGTATTCTACCAACAAAAGATGGTTCATCACCATTTGTTGAGGTTTACTTCCACGAAGTTCAAGTCGATGGAAAATGGGTTAAACTATATGACCCAAAACAAGAGGGAAAACGTTCCCCATTACATGAAGTTTATGAGGGTTTGATGATGACGGGTGTTGATTCTGATAAAGAATTGGCTCGTAATTATCGTTCTCGTAAGTTCTACATTGTTAAAGTTGTCGATCGCGATAACGAACAAGACGGACCTAAATTTTGGAGATTTAAACACAATCACAAAGGTGATGGTATTTTAGATAAAATCTTCCCAATTTTCCGTAACAAAGGTGATATCACCAATATTGAAAATGGTCGTGATTTAATCTTGTCTTTAGCCTTAACTAAGGCAGGTACAGGTAAAGAATACACAACCATCAATTCAGTTATTCCTGAAGACGCGGGTCAGTTACACACAGACGCAAACGTCGCAAAAACTTGGGTAGATAACGAATTAACTTGGTCAGATGTTTATTCTAAAAAACCTGAGGATTACTTAGAAATGGTCGCTAAAGGTGAGGTTCCACGTTGGGATTCAAACAGCAACAAATGGGCATCCAATTCAACATCGGAAGAAGTAATTTCAACACCGAAAACCCCATCAACTCCTGTGGTTGACCCACAAGAAGATGAGGATGTAGATTCAGAATTACCATTCTAATTATTTCACGGGGTGGTGAAACATCCACCCCATTTTTAAACACAAAACAATGGCAGGTATTAAAAAAACAGATTTTTCAGCAATCAAGAAGAAATTCTCGAAAGAAGCTGAATACAAGGCTGACCGTTTCTTCGATTTAGGAGATGCTTTCTTGGACGCCACAGGGCTTCCAGGTCCAGCGATGGGACACATCAATATGTTATTAGGTCACAGTGATACAGGTAAAACAACCGCACTTGTAAAGTCAGCGGTAGATGCACAAAAGAAAGGAGTTGTTCCTGTGTTCGTTATTACAGAACAAAAATGGAGTTGGGAACACGCGGAGTTAATGGGATTTGATAAGAACGGAGATTATCTTTTCAATAGTGATTTTGAGTATATCGAACAAATTACTGAGTACATCAATGAATTATTAGATGCTCAAGAAAAGGGAGACTTACCTCACGATTTATTAATCCTTTGGGATTCTGTAGGTTCAGTCCCTTGTAAAATGACTTACGATGGTAAAGGTGGTAAACAGCACAACGCGTCGGTATTAGCTGACAAAATTGGAATGGGTATCAACCAACGTATTTCAGGGTCAAGAAGGACAGATAAACCTTATACAAACACATTAATCATTGTTAACCAACCTTGGGTAGAATTACCTGATAATCCTTTCGGACAACCTAAGATTAAAGCAAAAGGTGGAGAAGCGATTTGGTTAAACTCAAGTATTGTATTCTTATTTGGTAATCAAAAAGGTGCGGGTACAACTAAAATCTCCATCACAAAAGATAAGAGAAAAATTAAAATAGCAACAAGAACAAAAATTTCCATAATGAAAAATCATATCAATGGTTCAGGTTATGAAGACGGACGTATCTTAGTTACCGCCCACGGATTTATGTCAGCAAAAGAAGATTCAGAAGAGAAGAAATCAATTGAGGATTATAAAAAAGAACAGGGTGATTACATCGGTAAGATGTTAGGTGTTAATGTTACAGACATCACAGACGTGGAAGTTGTAACAGAGGAAAGTGATTTATAATAAATTTATTTAATGTCTGTTTTATTAGTAGATGGCGACAATTTACTTACGATTGGTTTCTATGGCGTTAAAAATGCCTTTCATAATGGAGAACACATTGGGGGAATGTATCATTTTCTTAATACTCTTAGAAGAACATTTGAGACGTACAATTTAGACAAGATAGTTGTATTTTGGGATGGATTAGAAGGGTCCCAAACTCGTAAGAAAATTTACGCACCTTACAAAGAAAACAGAAGATCACGACTTCGTTCTGAAGAAGAAGTTAACTCTTACGGTTACCAAAGAGATAGAGTAAAACAATATCTTGAAGAGTTATTCGTAAGACAGGGAGAATATGAGTATTGTGAGACTGATGACAACATTGCATACTATACTCAGAATTCACCCAAAGAAAATAAAATAGTTTATTCTTCAGACGGAGACCTAACACAATTGGTTTCAAAAAATACACAAATCTACAATCCGTCACACGGAAAACTTTACAAACAAAACGATACAATTGTTTATAACCACGAGGAAATCTTAATTGAAAATGTTAAATTGGTTAAGATGATGTGTGGTGACTCCTCAGACAACATTGCTGGCATAAGAGGGATGGGTGTAAAACGATTTTTATCGGTTTTCCCTGAACTAAAAACAGAACAGATTTCTGTTGAACAAGTTAAGAACAAATGTGAGGAAATCTTTCAACAAGACAAACACAACAAACTTATTGCGAATTTACTAACAGGTGTTACCAAACATGGTGTATTAGGTGAGGAGTTTTTTGATATAAACAATCGTATCGTAAGTTTGGAAGAACCTTTTTTAACCGACGAGGCTAAAGAAAACATAGATTTACTAATAAATGAAAACTTAGATCAAGAAGGTAGGTCTTACAAAAACGCCATGAGAATGATGAGGGACGATGGAATTTTTAATCTATTACCAAAATCAGATGATGGATTTGTTAAATTCTTAAACCCATTCCTTCGATTAACAACAAAAGAAAAAAATAAAAAAAAAATAATTAAAATCAAAAGTTATGAGTAACTACCAACAACAACCGGACATTACAAAATTTGAATTCCTATTAACATTAGAGGGAAACATTATTTGTCAAAGATTCTTTAATGTAAAGGATCATGTGGAAAATTCGAGACGATCTATGGACCTTCATTATTATCTAAGAAATATTTGTGAGGATATTTCTGAAGATTTAAAAATAAAAAGTTCTGATTATTTGTGCGAAAATCAAAATTATTTCCTATCTTCGGACTATGTGGAAGACGCTCCCGAGAAGGATAGAGAACACTTTTTATTGGAAATTAAATTGAATGAAGATGTATTTATTCAAAGAATATTCCCAGCATATTACTATCATCCAAAGGTTAGGTATACTGTCGATATCCGTCCAAATTTGAAGCGTATCTTGTCAGACTTAACTGACATCCTGTCTTCAGAAGAATTGGAAACCACATACTTGAATTATCAATTGTAATTTAAACACACATTATAAAATAAACACATGGAAGAGAGAAATTTTGGGCATTTAGGATTTTCGTTTCAACAATCTTTATTGAAGGCGATTATTGAAGATAAAAAATATGGAGAAACAATTATTGACGTATTAGATAGTAAGTTTTTTGATAATAACTCATTTAAATTCATCATGGAAAACATGAAGGAGTTATATAAAAATTATAATAAAATACCCGATTACAACACAATTGCACAGAAAATTATGGCTGAAGGTGGTAATAACACCTCATCTAAATCACACGCAGATACGTTAGATGCAATTAAAAACAACGAACAACAAGTTGATTACGTTAAAGACACGGCACTTAACTTTTGTAAACAACAAAACTTAAAAAAAGAATTAAAAGGAGTACAAAGTATTATTGATAATGGGGATTTCGAATCTTACAATAAGATTGAACAAATTATTCAAAA